GGTGAGCTCGGTCACGCGACGCGCGAAATGAACCCACGCGCCCGGTCCACCAGGCTCTGCTTGTGCTGCAGCTCCACCTGGGCCAGCTTGCCCGTCTCCAGCGTGGAGGTCAGCTGCGCTTTCACCTTCCGCAACAGGTGCAGGTAGGCCCACAGCTTTTCGCGGCCGGCCTCGTCTCTTGCTGGGCTGTTCGTCCATTGCTCGATGATGTCTTTCTCGATGGCCTCAAAGGCGGCCACGAATGCCTCGTTGTCCAGCACCTGCCGGGCTTGGTCGCCGGCGTACAGGCGTTGCTCCAGGGTCATGCCCAAGCCCTACTAGGGGTTGCCGGGAACACGCGGAAAGCCTCCAACTCCGGGGCCTCGTCGGTGTGTCGCACGTTGACATGCCAGCCATCCACCGGAGCCATCTCATCCACCGCTTCGCCGCTTTCGTCCTCAGCAGGCAGCACGTTGCCCGTGGGCTTCCAGATCACGCCGATGACATCCACAGCAGCGTACTTGGGCACCAGCACCGTCTCGACCACATCGTCTTGCACGTTGGTCTGCTCGTCGAACAGCACCGCGTCAGCCTCGGCTTGGTCGGTAAATTTCAGGTGGTAGTCGATGTACATGGTGTCTCCGTAAAACTGTTGCTTGACCCACTTATGCCCCGCTGCCAGCACCTCCGGTGGCGTCTCGGCTACCAGTTGATCGAATGGGTCAAAGGGGTCGGGGGTCATGTGGTGATGGCGGTCAGTTCTGCCTGACTGAGCCTTCGCGGGTAGTAGGTGATGCGGCGGACATGCCCGTTAAGGTTTTGCGGCCCCGTGCCACCTGTCACGACATCCCCAATTCTCATTTGGGTAACTGTCGGAACCGTACCGCTGGTATCTGCTGCAAATGCGCTGCCGTTAACTGCCGCTTGAAAGTCGTCGGTCTTATACGCCAAGGCAACTTTTGTGGGGAATGGGTATGCGCCAGATGGCGAGTTGAATCCTGCTTGCGTTACTGAGTTATCAGTAACAAACGCTGCGCCTACTAAAATTGCTCCCGCCCACCCAACAGTTATTCTGTCGGCTTCAGTGCCATCGTTGATGTTGGCAATTCTTCGAGATACACCACCCACTGTTTGAGCTGCGCTTGACACTTCGCCGTACAACGTCCCCTCACTCGCGTTAAACCAAGGCGACAACGTATTCACCGACGCTTCGTCGGCGTTGCGGGTCAGACCCATCGTGGTGGTGGGGATGACGCTCGTTGCAAAAGCGCCGAGTTCCAACTGCGGCAGGCCGATGCGGAGAGTGATGTCTGCTGCGCCGGTTGCGACAATTGAAATTGCAGATGTAACTGACGCGACAGTTGCCTGAGTAGTTGCTTTTGTATTGCTTGGCCGTGAAGTGCCTAAAGCAGTGGTTAAAGGCGTAAACGGTACAGATGTAGCCTCTAAACCAGCAAAAGCTGCGTTGTATTGAGTTATAACAACATTTGTTGTAATGTTTGAAGTGGAACCACCAACTAACTTAACAAAAGCTGATGCCGTCCATGTCTGTGTATTTGTTGCTGCAATTTGTCCAATTGTCTCGTGCCGCACGTTTGCAGTAGCTGCACCAGAAAAAACATATTTTACATCAATATATTGAATGCCGTTTTCTGTGCCGACTGAAACAGTTTCAAGCGATGTAATGTTTCCGCCTGCTGCGGTTAAAGCCCAATTCGTCGGCGGCGTCCCCGGCGTCCCCGCCACCGCACCCTGCATCGTGTTGTTGCGGATGCTGTTCGTTCGCTGTTCCTCAATCAGCAGCCCCCGAGCCGCCAGCGTGCTGGGGTTGTAGTCGAAGCGTGGGGCGTTGGTCGCTGCGCTGGTCAGCACACCAGCCGAGTTGAAGAACGTGCCAGTGGACGCACGGGTGAAGGTGACGCGCGGGTCAAGCGTTCCAGTGCCCGCAAAGTCCAAGCTCAAGCTGGCCGCATCCCCAGACACGCCCGTGGACAACGCGCCCACGCTCACCGTGCTGCTGGCGCCGTCGCTCAGCACCGACACCCAGCGCCGGCCCTGCACGCTCAGCACCACGTGGTCACCGCCTTGCACCAGCACGTCCACGTTGGTGGCGGCGCTGTTGTCGTTGCTCAAGCGCACGTAGGCGCCCTGGCCGGTGGCCTTGACCACCACCTGGGTGGGCAACTTGCGCGTGGTCTGTTCCCACGGCACGTAGCTGGACACGGCGGTGCCCGTGGAGCTCAGCGTGACCGAGTCCACCACAAAGATCCGATTGAGCATGTCAGGCCGCCAGCAAAAGCATTTCCACGTCCTCCTCGTCCAGCTGCGCGCGCACCTGGTCAAAGAGGGCCATCAGTTGTTCAAAATGCCGCGAGTTGAACGCGGCGTTGTAGTCCTCGATGCGCCCGGCCACCTCGGCGTAGGCCTGCACCACAGGCAGGTCCACCTCTTCGGTAGGCGGCTCGCTTGAGCCTTGTTTTTCCAGCGCCCGCAGCGCTGCGGCCTGGCTGGCGTACACCACCAGCTTGCCGTTGCGCTCGACCACGTAGCGGCGCTTGGTCTTCTTGTCGTCGTCGTAGCCCCCGGCCACCGACTGCCCGCTGATCTGCGCAGCCAGGACGTCGGCCCCATCGCTCAACTCGGCGCTGAAGCTCACCAGCGGGACTGCGGTCGCCGCTAGGCTGTCCGCCCCCTCGGTGCTGGCCAAGCTCACCGCCACTTGCGGGCCGATCTGCGCTGCCAGCGTGTCCGGCCCTTCGCTGACGGCCGCGCTGTGCGCCACCAATGGGCCCACCGAAGCGGACAACACGTCCGCGCCCTCTGCGAGCGCAGCAGACACGTTCAGCGTGGCCGACGCGATGCTGACCGAGGCCGCCAGCGTGTCTGCGCCTTCAGTGCTGGCCAGCGAGGCCGCCACCCGAATCCCGACCGCTGCGGCCAGGGTGTCCGCGCCTTTCGCCAAGCCGGCACTCGCGCCCACCAACGGGCCGACCTGGGCGCTCAGGACATCGGCGCCCTCGGTCTGCGCCAGGCTAGCGGAGACGTTGACACCGACCTGTGCGGCCAGGACCTCCGCGCTTTCAGCAAGCGCGGCGCTGAAGGTGACCGCACCAGCGGACGCCGACCAACCAGCGACAAAGCCACTGAACGGCAGCGCTGGCTGCTCTGGTTGCTCACTGGCCGGCGCGTCATACGCAACGCCCAGCGGCAGCGGAATGAGGCCAAACTGATCGGCCACGCCTCACCCGCTCAGTTGAACTCGTCCCACTTCACCGTCACGATGATCCGGCGCGTGTCTGCGGTGGTGCCGGCATCGGGCTGGAACAGCGCAATACCTTCACCGGCGCGCAGGATGATCTGGTTTTTCTCAACGTCCTCAAACCATTCGTCCATTTGCGGCGGCGTGTAGCCCACAGCCGTGGCGCTGGCCACAGGCAGGGAGCAAATCGTGTCGGCGCCGCCCGTGATGGTCAACCCAGTCGAGGCCGTGCGGATTGAACACGTGGCCGCCGGGAATGTGCTGTCTAGCTTGCCGGGCGTGATGGAGGCGCCTGATGCAGTCCCCGTGAAGGTGAACAACCGCCAGAGCAAGCGCGGAGACGTCGGCGCCGCCAGCGCGGAGCCCAGTTGCGACAGCACTTCGATGGCCGTCAACGCCATCTTGTTGGCGTTGCCAATCGGGTTGATCACAAACATGAACCCGGCCGGAAACGTCTGCGCGGCAGCTTGGATGGTGAACACGCCGGAGTGCGCGATATAACTGCCCAACATGTCGCGCGTGCTGGACTCGACGAAGAAATGCTCGTGCACCGTGTCCGCGCCAATGACGCGGGTCTGCGTGCGCATCTTCTTCCCGGCGTTGCCGGAGTCCGTGGGCAGCTGGGCAAATGCGGCAACAGGTGCGGCCATGTCAAGCTCCGAACGCCGTCACGGTCAGGCTCGTGAACGTGCAGGTCTGCCCCGAGTTGATGGAGGTGTTGGTCACGATCATGTCGGCGCCGCTCGTCCCTACCGTGCCCTGCACCACCGCCGTGCCACCCGAGGTGTTGATGCGGAAGTAGCCTGCCGTGCCGGAGCCTGCCGCCGTGGCGTTGGCCACCGCTGCAGCCGTCAAAACACCTGCGGACGCCGTGCCAAACCCGCCCGCGTTGCCCGCAAACTGCACCAGGAGCGTGCCCGTGGCCGCGGTGCCGACGTTGGCCGGCATGGAGCCCGTGTAGATGATGATCTGCGCGTTGGCCCCGATGTCGGTGGCCAGCTGCGTCATTGAGTTGGTGCGCGCAGCGGTGCTGTACTGAATGGCCATCAGGCGATCCCTTGTGCGCGGCCATCAGGGCCGCGGATGATGGTTCTGGGCGCGCGCATCTGCGCCAGCGCCTCGGTGAAGCCCTGCATGGCCATGGCCAGCGCGGCATTCGGGCTGGGCTCTTCCACACCCCCCTCAGCCACCTGCTCAGCCGGCGTCTCGACTTCCGGGCCCTGCTTGGCCTGGTGCGCGATCTGCGCCACCAGCACCTTGGTCTCGGCCTCCAGCGTGGCGCGCCAGCGCTCCATCTCCAGCTTCTCGCGCTCCAGCAGCGCCTTGTTGTCGGCCTCCATCTGCTTCAGCTGCGCCTCCATCTGCAGGCGGGCCTGCTCGCGGGCGGCGTCGCGCTCGTCGTTGGCCTGCTGCACCTGCAGCTCGGCTTGCTTTTGCGCCTGCTTGGCCTGCGCCTCCATCTGGATGCGCTGCATCTCGATCTGCTGCTCGGCCTGGAACTTCTGCGCGTCGGCCTGCTGGCGCATCTGCTCGAGCTGCATCGCCGCCTGGGCCTTGATCTGCTCGGGGTTGGGCGGCTGCGGCCGCGGGGGCTGCTTGGCGGGGTCGCTGAAGAACTTGTCGGCGCTCTTGAAGCCCAGCACCTTCACCAGCTCCTGCTGGCTTTGGTAGACGTTCTCGGGCGTGGCGGTGCCCACTTGCAGGCCGAGTTGCTGCTGCTGCAGCAGGGCCATCAGGTGCGCGACCTGCTGGTCCTTGTTGCCCGTGCCCAGGCCTACATTGACCGAGACGTCAAACTGGTTGCGCCACTCGCGCGGGTCGATGTTGACCCACTGGCCGCGCAGACGGATGACGTCTTCCTTGGTGCTGTACTGGCTCACCAGCTTGAGCATCATGCGGAACAGGTCGCGGAAGCCCTCGGCAAAGTTCCGGGCGATCAGGTCCAGCCGCATGTCGGCGCGGTTGGTGACGATGTTCACGCCGGTGGCCGTCTGGTTCAGCGAGTCGCCGTCGGCACCCTGGTTGTAGCGCGTCCAGCCCGTGGAGTCCTCCAGGAAGCCCTGCATGGTCTCCATCATGGACATGCCAAGCTGAGAGTCCCCCATGCCCTGGTCCAGCCGCCCCGCCGCGCCGGGTTGCTTCACGCGCACCACGCCGCCAGGCCGGGAGGCCAGCAGGTCGTCCAGGTTGACCTGGCCATCGACCGCAAAGTACCGGCCGTTGATTGACAGGTACATGTTGTCCAGCATCCCGCGCAGGATGTTGGTCTTGATCTTCTGCGCCTCTAGGGCAAGATCGGCCACGCTCAGGCCGAAAAACTTGTGCGGCATCGGCACCGGGGTGATGCTCACAAACGGCGCGCAGTCCACGATCTCGTTGTCGAGGATCTGGTTGCCCGCGCGCGTCACCTTGCGCAGCTCGCTGATGCCGTCGCCGTCGTAGTCGCAGCGCACGTAGCACTCGGTCACCCAGATGATGCGCTGGGAGTCGTCGGGCGTGCTGATGGTGTCGGCCTGCAGGTAGGCCAGCTCGTCGTCGTAGCCCAGGCGCTCGATGCGCTCCATGTTCAGCGCCGTGGACTGGTCGTCGCCGCTGATCTGGTCCACGTTCTTGTAGCCCATGGAGATCAGGTCGCTCTGCGTGCGGGCCACGCGGTGCGCCACAAAGCTGGCGTCCTCGATGGTCTTGGCCTTGCGCGAGATCAGGAACTCCTCGGGCGGCACGTTCTCCACCCGCACGCAGCCCTGGATCTTGGTGCGCTTGCACACCACGTCGTAGGCCAG